TTGCTTGTTCCAGAAAATACTTTTGATAAAAATGCTCTTTCAGAATTTAGCTGCGCAATATCTGTGTGTGCATCTGCAATTCCCTGCTCCATATGATTAAAATTTTCTGCGGATAAAGGCGTATTTCCTTTTACCCATGTTTTCTTTGTGTATGCCATTATTATTTCTCCTTTCATTTAACAGCAATAAATCTGATCCTCACTGTTACTGCAGCAATAGATCATCTGTCCCTTTACAAGCTCTGCCGTTACGTATTTTGTTGTTCCATCTAATTGTGTCAATACAAGAGTTGTTCCGCTCGCAGAAATTCCTGTAATCGCCTTATTTGCGTCTGTCTGTTTTGCAGCCGTATAACCTAACGCTGTGTTTACGTTTGATGCCGTTATTTCTCCTCTGATTGTTGCACTGGATTTATTTTCAACACTTCCTAATCCTACTTGAGACTTTGTGACTCCGTGAGGATTGTTTTTGTTTCCTGTGTGATTACTCACATAGTTTTTTATTTTATTCCACAGCTTTAAAAGCCCTGTTTCATCTAAATAACTTGCCACATTAAACACCGTCCTTTATGTAAGATTTGCGTCCATCCATGTATTTGTAATTGCAGCAATCTGAAATTTTTCCCCTAGAGCATCCCACGCTTTTCCATTCCATGCAACATTCATCCCTGCAGCTCCATAAGATGATGCTGCTGCAATATCGTAAACATCTCCTGTTGTTTGTCCAGATGTTGGTAATTTATCTTCTGTTGCCACGGATCCTTTGTATTTATAAACACCTGTGATTTCAGATTTCTTTGCATATGTACTTGATAGCGTTGCATTTGTTGGTAACTCATCGATCTTCTTTTTATCTGCCGCAGTCATAAGCCCATGTGAAGATTGCGTCGCATCATTGTATGTCGTATTGTTATCAGGCGGAACACTCCATGTTCCGTCTGATCTTAAATACCTATTAGCTGCACCTGCTGCAGGTGCTGGTGCCAATCCGTGTGTACCTGCTGCGGATGTGGTTGCTCCTTTCATATCGCTATACGTGGTATTATTATTATCTGCACCCCATACTGCAGTACCATCCGAATCCCATCTTAAGATCTGTCCAGCACTACCACCAGATGGAATATGTTTGTTTCCGCTTGTCGTAGGGTGCGTATATTTATTCGCTCCTTCTGCGATTCCTGCAAGCTTTGTTTTTTCTGCTGTTGTATAATCATTTGTAGATAATCCTTTGCCATCTACTTTGTCTACTTTATTTGCGATCATATTCGTTATCTTTGCTACTATCTTCTGCCAGAGATATAAGACTCCGTTTTGATCAAGATAATTATTATCTGCCATTGTTTTCTCCTTTAATTTAAGATTCCCTCTAAAACTTCATTTGTGATTGGTTCCAGGCTTAATCCTGGAAGGTTGTACATTTCTGTTCTAACTTCACTTATCTGAGCCTTTAAATTTACAGAATCGTTTACCTGTTTGTCTGTCAATGTACTGATTGTTCTTCCAAGAGTTATTTTATTATTTGTTGGATTCTCAAGATCTAGTTCATATTTACTTACAAGATAATACGTACTCACATCTCCAAACGTACTCATGATTCCGTGTTGTGTCGAAATACAAGGAACAAGATCTCCCAACCTGATAGAATTTATATCTACATCAATCATATGAAGATCCACTGCAGTAAGTTCAATTGTAATTGCCAGATTGATACACGTTTGCAGATATTTCTTGGCTTCTTCTAATAATGTGTCTGGATCATAAATATCCGAAAAATCAACCTTATCATAAATCCATCCATATAAATTTACCGCTTCTTGGTTATATACATAATCTGTCCCATCATGGCCATTTGCCGCTTTAATATCGACATTTTTATTATCAACAACTGCTCCCAGCGGGATGATCGCTGTTTTAATATCTTCTGCCTTCGAATACTTCTTTAGATCAAGCAGATTCTCTCCAAAGCGGATCACTTGATTACTTACTTTCCCATATTGTTTTACATAGTCAAGATATCGGATTCCGTTTTCATGCCTTACTCGAAGATAGCCGTCATATTTACCTAAAAAATTAGAACTAAGAAAATCCCATGTCTTTTCATAGTTCGTAGACAATTTTGTAATGGTTACGCTATCTATATCAATTACTCCAATTGTAAAACGCTTTTCTTCTTCTACCTGCGCGTTATGTTCTTCAATTAGCCTTTTGAATATTTTGACATTTGTATCTGCCTGACCTATTTCTGTTGTTTCGGTACCATAATCATGTGCACGTTGTACTGAATCTAACAAAAAAGCAAGCTCCCCTTCACAGGAAATCTGGCCAGTGTTTTTGAAGTCTTGTTCATTTGTCAGACTTCTTCCAGAAAACAATAATTCATCATCCTCATACACTTCGATCTTAGATTTTAATTTGTTTATGCCATTTACATGAGGATGTGTTGAAAGCATACCAAAATCTAGATTCCCCGTTTTGTTTAACTCCAATGAAATTTTCGGTGAAAGCACTTGATAATCCGGATCACGAATATCATGCAGCACTTTCCCATCACACAATATTCTATACATTTACAAACTGCCTCCTCGATAATCGATTGAAATAACGCCAGTTCCTTTGAACGTTAAAATATTATCTCCTTCCGTCAACCAGATGTTAAATACTTTATTTCTACCTGCGAGAAGTGAATATTCCGTATCATTGAAACTGACTTTCATTGCCGTATTACATTCAATCACTGGAATGACTCGTTTTCTTCTTCCTGAAATACATAACTGATACTCTCCATCGACTTTAATATCCTTATATTCTCTTATAATATCTGTTTCAAAATTAAAGGTATCCCATTTCCAGTCTTCAAGGGATGAATATCTTTCATACTTATACGGATCGACATCTCCTGAAATCACAAGTTTTCCATTTACTCTGTCAGTTTTTTCAACATCAATTGTGAGTCTTCCAATATAATAAAAACTAGGATCTGTATCGAATATGATCTTCACCCTCTTACCCACAAGATAATTTGCAATTTCAGAAATACACATTCCCCACTGAAAGAAATCTTCGTCCGGAGTTTCAAACTCTAAAGAGATGTTTCGGTTTTTATACTTCACATCTCCACCAGTAATTGCTTCTGTGATATCCAGTGTTCCGTCTGCCCCTGGAATATCCTGTTCATAAGTTTTTGGCTCTGGAAAACCAAGAGTGATCGCAGTCCATCCAAGGTTCCAATCTCTCAATGTATGTTTTTCTCCAATCATTACTCCTAATGCTCCGCCTGCCATTTTACACACCTCCTCTTGATTTTCTGGTTGCAATCGTATTCAGCTCTGTATCCATATACGGAGCAATCATTCTTGTAATTTCTCGTCCATCTACGATCACTGGAACTTCAATTCGTTCTGGTCCAGTATAAACTACTGATGGCGCTCCATCAGATGAATCTGCCTGCACAACTGGCTGCATCCTTGTTGTGATCGTCTGCATCTGCAGGTTGATCGCATCCTGCATCCTTGACTGAATATCTTGAACATTCAACTTCGCTTTCGCAAATTTCTGTGCCATGTTCTGAGAAATCGTTCCCATTTGTTTATACAGATTTGGCGCTTCTTTTTCATGTCCTTTGATTGCTCCCTGAATATCATAAGAACCAATCTTTGCAAATTCTCGAGATGGGGAATGAATCTTAAGTGTCTTTTTGGCTGTCTTAATAATATTCTGACAGATTTTCTTCATGGATTTGCTGAGGTTTCTGGTTTCGCTTTCCATACCTGCAGTTAATCCCTTGGCAATATTAACTCCTGCCTGTTTCATCTCTTTCTGCAGATCATCCGTTACTGTTTTCATTTCAGATTCATAATTTGCCTGAAGTTTTGCGAGATCATCTCCAAAGAAGTTTTCAGAAAATGTTTTGGACATATTCTGCTGCTGATTCCACTTATTAATGTAAGCCTGCTGTTCAGTTTCTGACATATGCTGGAACCATGCCATATAAGCGTTTCCTGCATCAATATCCATTCCGAGAATCTTTTCCATCATAGACTCAGGAATCTTGTTTTCTAGCAACTTCAAGTTCTTTTGATACTTTTCAATGTCCATGATATTCTGATCAAGGTTATAGATATTTCCCCAAGATTGCTGTTTATCAGTTAAACTGTCCATCTTGCTCTTGATGTTGTTATACGCTTCCTGATATTCATCAGATAAGTCTTGTAACTTTTCCTGTGCAATCTTGTTTAATCGATCAGCTTCTTTCTCAAAAGCATCATTGTAAGCTGCTGCCGTTTTTTCTCCTGCAATTTTTAATTGCTTTTCTTCTGCAGCATTCTGCTTCTTTAACTTTTTCAGCTGTTTTTTTAGTTTTGCTTTTTTCTTTTTATTTTTTGTCTTACTGATCTTATCTTGAAGATTTTTCTCTGTTGTATCGTGCTTCGAAGAAACTTTACTTGTTTGCTGATCAATAATCTCTTGTACAGTTTCTGATGATCTTGACTTGGCTGTGTTGAGTGCTTCGGATATACCAGATACTAAGTTGTTCCCAATATCGGAATAATTTCCTTTTTTCGACGCACTCTTAGCTGCAGATAATGCTTCATTTACAGATAACTTCATTTCTGCATTGAGTTCTGTCTGCCCTTCTCTAACACCCTTTGCCACACCTTTTGGAATATTCTTGCCAATCGCATCTTTATATACACGAGATGGAGAATGGATTCCTAAAGCTGTTGCTGTAGCTTCTACCGATGCGTTAGCCATCTCTCCAGAAGCATCTTCCACATCTTTTATATGCTTTCTGATACCTGCTGCCATTCCTAACGGCATCCATTTTCCTACGTCAGACTCCATGACGCGGGATGGGGAATGGATCTTACCTTCTGCTTTTGCGGCTGCAACTGCAGCTCTTACTGCTTCTCTTGCGGCTGCTGATACAGCATCAGAGTTTGATCTGATGCCAGATGCTAATCCAAGAGATAAATTACCACCAACGGATACAAAAGAAGATTTCTGCGCACTTGCTCCGGAAGAACCTGCTTTAGATACTTTTGAACCGGCAGATTTTGCTGTTCCAGACTTCGATGCAATTCCTTTAGAAAATTCCGATGTCATCTTTCCGCCGGCTGTTTTTGCTTTTCCTGAACCAGAAGCAAGCCCTGTTGCGGTTGTTTTGCTGATTTTATCTGCGGCTGATTTTGCTTTACCAGATCCCTTTGAAAAAGAAGATAAATAACTATTAAACGATTGAACTCCGGCACTTGAATTATTCGTAGCAGTAATCTTACTTGCTTTTTTGATTGCTGTACTATTTTTCTTAACTGTAGTAGCCGCTTTTCCTGTTTTGGTTGCAATAGCATCAAATGAGCTTGCTGCAGCTGAATTATCTACCTTGCCGATTTTTAAACTGTTTTTTATCTTTGTTGCCTGGCTTTTTGTCTTTTGTGCCGTACTATCAATAGCTTTTGTAAGACCAAATGCATTCTGATCTCCGGATAAGTCTATCTTTGTTAGTTCTTTGATTGCATCTTGAACCGGCGTCTTTCCTTGTGCAACTTTCGTTGCAAGTTCTGTTGGAATCTTAGATCCATCAATTCCTGCTTTTGTTATTGCTTCCTGGAAAGAAATCATACGACTTAATGCGGCCGCTGCTTCTTTCGGTTTTCCACTACCAGATGTGATCGCATTTGCTAAATAGTCCGGTACCTGTATACCACCTTGCTGTGCCTTAGCTTTCAGATCTTCGAACGTGACAAGATTTTTTACTGCCTGCACAGACGTAGGGACCGCATATTGTCCGGAACTAATTCCTTGCGCTACGCTATCAGGAACTTTAACACCTGCATCCTTTGCCTTTTGGATCAGATCGGTCCAATTGATCGCATTCTGCATCTGTTTTGCAGCACTCTTAAATGATATAGATCCATCAGAAATCCCTTTTGACAGATACTGTGGTATCTTCATACCTTGTTCTTGCATCTTGGCCAACTGATCGGAATTAACTAGATCATCTAATTTGATCAAGCTCTTTAATTCTTTTCCAGATGTTGGATTTGCATAAACACCCTGTTTGATTCCCTCTCCAACAGATTTTGGAATAACACTCGCTTTAATCTTTGCCTGTTTGGCCAGATCATCTAAAGATTTCAGATACTCTGTATAATTTGCCTGTGCTGTATATTTGTCTGTGTATGCAGTCAGTTCTTTTTGTGCTGCATTTAAGTTTTTACCACTTTGCTCAACCGCCTTATTGGCTGTCATCATTGCATCATAGTATTTTGTCAGATCATTAGAAGCTTTCTTATATTCATCACTGCTTGTTGTTATCTTTCCCTGATTTACCTTTGCGGTAACCTGATTCATTTTTTCAACAGCGGCATTATATTTGTTTGTTGCTTCCGTCTTTTTCTTGATAGCTTTTTCATTCTCAATATCGGCTTTGGCTACTTTAGATGCTGCACTTTCCATGCCTTTTTGATAAGCCTTGGCCATTGCCTGTTCTTTCAATGCTGCGATGTTTTTCTTGATCGTAGAAGTAGACTTATTTAGCTTATCTGCTTCTTTGTCATACTCAAGATTCAGCCCTGGTAATAATTCATTTAATTGTTTAACTACACTTACAATCTGTGCTTTTGTCCCAGCGCTCTTATGCTCAACATTCATCAGTTTTGTCAATTTTTGATACAACTGATCTGCCTGAACACCATTTGCACGTGCAGAATCTACATTTTTCTGATTTTCTTTATGTAAGCTCTTGATCGATGCTGCCATCTCTTCTTGTTTCTTTTTGAGTTTTGTGCACGAAGAATAGTATCGATCTGCTTCTGTAACTGCTTTTTTCTGTGTCAGTGTGTATGCTGCGACTCCTGCTACTAAAGCACCTACTGCAACAACTCCTAAACCTACTGGACCGCCAAGTGCTGTACATGCTGCATTAAAAGCTCCTGTTGCTACTGTCGCAAGAGAAATCTTACCTGTAAAGATTCCAACAACTGTCTGCAATGCGGTCAAACCACCCTGTTGTGCCACTAAGGTGATTGCATTTGCCTGCTCCATTGTTTTTAAGGCACTAAAAGCTGTAGTTAATGCTGTAACTCCTTTAGATGCAGTGTTGAAAACCTTAACTCCGGCCCAGGCACCCATGAATGATGTTGCAAGTGGAATAACTACACCCATGTTGTCCCCAAGCAGTTTTGTAGAAGTGGCCAATACTTTTACTCCACCTTTGCCAGCTACCATAGCCACTTTTCCAAGATTTTCAACCGTATTTATAGCTTCCTTCGGAACAATCTCTTTTATTCCACCTTTTTTCAATTTGTTAGATAAAATCCTTAACTGTTTTGTCCCAACACCAACGGCTTTTGTTAAAGGTGTCTTAATATCTTCATAGATACCAATCCCCACCGCTTCTGCTGCCGATCCAAGATCATACAATGCTCCCTGCAGATTATTGTTCATGACATCTGCCTGTTTCTTGGCTGCACCGGAAGAATTATCAATTGCCTTTTGCAGTTTATTGAAATCGGAATCAGATGCATTTACGATTGCTAACAGACCAGACATTGCTTCCTGTCCTGCAATAGCTGCAGCATACTGGGATTTCTGGCTGTCTGTTAATCTAGAGAACTTTTCTCTCAATTCCGCCATCGTCTGTCTCATTGGCTTCATGGATCCATCAGCTTTTGTTGTGCTGATACCCAAAGCACTCAATGCTGCCGCTGCATCTTTTGGCGGTTTTACAAGTCGTGTCAGGATAGATCTTAACTCTGTACCTGCCTGTGATCCCTTGATTCCGGCATTTGCCATCAATCCAACGGCTGTAGCTGTATCTTCGATACTGTACTTCATAGATCCGGCCAGAGGGGCAACATACTTAAATGTTTCTCCCATCATTGCAACATTGGTGTTAGAACTACTCGATGCTTTAGCCAGTACATCTGCAAAATGTCCAGAATCCTTTGCTTTCAATCCGAAAGCGGTCATTGAGTCCGTTACAATGTCGGATACTGTTCCAAGGTCTTCTCCAGATGCTGCAGCTAAGTTCATGACACCGGACAATCCAGAAACCATCTGATTTGTTTTCCACCCTGCCATAGCCATATATTTTAGTGCTGTAGCTGACTCTGTAGCAGAGAACTTCGTTGTAGCTCCCATCTGCTTTGCTTTTGCAGATAGCTTTTTCAGGTCTTTTCCAGATGCTCCGGAGATCGCCTGGACCTCGCTCATTCCTGCTTCAAAAGACTTGCCTACATCGATCGTCTTTTTTGCGGCCGCCACAGATGCAACTCCAATTACTGCTGCAGATTTTTTCATCAATCCGGCCATCTTTGATGTTGCACTCTCTGTACTTGCTACTGTACTTTGATTAGATTCTTCCCAAGACTTTTTTGCGCCATCTGCACTTTCTTTTGCAGTATCCTTTACCTTTTTATGAGACTGCTGCATCTTCGTAGATGCGGATTCTGTTCCTTTTGCTGCTGAATCAGCTCCTTGTTTGGCTGCCTGTCCTGCTTTCGATGCTGAATCCTTTGCACTCTTTTCTACTTGTTTTCCGGTTTTCTCTGCTGACTTAGCAACTTCTTCTACACTCTTTTGTGCCTGATCAGAAGCTTTATCTATCTCCTGTGCTGTACTCTTAGAAGAAGACTCAACTTCTTTCTTAAGATCGTTTAATCCTTTTTCTGCACCAGAATTATCCAGTTTGGTTTCTATTGTAACTGTACCATCTGCCATGTCTTCACCTCGTCAAATAACTAAAATTCTAAAGTTTCTAAGCTATTTGACGTCCTGGGTGCTCAACCTGCAGATCCAAGCTCTCGCCTGTTCGCTTCTCTTATCACAATATTCCTGACAGATCACCGCCATTTAGCAGTATCTGTGTTATCTCATCCTGCCTCTTCTTTTCTTCTTTGCTTATCTCATCCGGAAGTGCATAGATTTTTTGCATCTCCCTTATCCTTTTTCTCTGTTCTTTGTCAAAATTCTTTAACTCTGCCCCGCGATATCCAATGATCTCACAGATTTTGCAATCATCATGCAGGGCACTAAATAATGACATGAACTTCCACCAATGCAAGAAATCAACTTCAAACAGATCAATCTTATAATCCTGCATAAACCCTGCATTGATATAATCAAAATCATATTCAAAGCTGATCACTTTTTTCTTTGTTTTTGTTTTTGATTGTTTATCTTCCTTACCACAGGAATAAAACCACAGCATTTTTTCCATAGCTTCTTCCAGATCATCCGGAACATTATCTTTGTAAAAGAGCTTTAGCGCATCATAATATTTTGCATTTTGAATCGCATCTTTTTCTTCAATATCGATCTCTTTCATCATCTCTGCTGCAAACTTCTTTTGATCATCTGTAACTTTTTTTCCAAAGATAATCCCTTCAACATTCATGATTGTTCTGAAATCAGCATCAATCTTATATGTTTCACTCCCGATATCTACTGACACCGGGAGTTCTCTTCTGATCATTCAGCTCCTAACAACTTAGACAGTTCATTGACTCTCTTTTCATGATCTGCTAACTGTGAATCTCTGATAGAATAAAGCTTCTTAACTGCTTTCGTTCTTTCTGTCAGATCATGTTTAGCAGTAAAGATTTTATCTGCAGAACCTTCTCCAAATACTGCATCAAAAAACCTACTCATGATTTCTGACTCGTTTGCAACGCCTTCTGGACCCATCATTCCATCTTTTACATTCTTTTCTTCGTACTCTCCAAGTTCCTTCCACATCTCTTTGCTTGCATCATTAAACTTCTTCATCATATCTGCATCCAGAAAATTAAATGCAAGCTTCTCTCCATTCCAAATAAACATATATCTTACTCCTTAATTCTAATTCCAATCTTCGCTTCGCTTTCGTTTACTCTGTCGCTGAATCCGGTGTAAATGTCTTTGTCTTTGTATCAAATTTACCCATAACAGGATCTCCTTTGTCGTGAAGTGTTCCCTCAACCTGTAATTCTCCGTCATTATCAGAGAAACTTGAAATTTCAGCAGCTACGGTAAACATACGTGCTTTGAATACTGTCCCAGTGGTATCTCCTTCTACTTTTTCATCCAGATCAACGCGAACAAATTCACGTTCTGCATCTGCTCCTGTTTTTCTCTCTTTACCAATACTGACCAGATCTTTAATGACCTTTTCGCTTGGAATCTGATCGGCTGTAAATCCGTGCTCACCTTCATAACTTGTAATGCTTGATGTGGATGATTTATCATTGATATATTTTTTGCTCGTTGTCTGTGCTCCTGGATCTTCGTTCAACTCTGTAAAACCAGTTCCCATTAATTCAAACGCTTCAGACACCTTTAAATAAGATGCTTCCTGATAACGCTGTTTTACTGTTTTGCTTGCTGTTTCTGCCATTTTATATTCCTCCTAATTTCTGATAATAAATTAATTGGCACTGAATCTGATACTGTGCTTTAGTCGCATCTGCGTTAAACACATAGCCATTTGTCAGTGCCTGTATTTTAATTGCTCTTTTTCCTTTATCCATTTCCGGAAGTTCGTTATTGATTGTGCATCGTTCCAACCAGTCTGAGAAATCTTCGTAAAACTCTGCTACGTCAATATTCTCTGCAACGTCTGCCCCGAAGTACTCACGGCTTGCCAGGACAAAATTAAAACGGCGTTCTGTGTCACCGTTAATATACCGCCTTTTGATTGGCTGTGATGTTACAGATGCTTCAATCGCATAACTTTTTGTATCCTCCGGAAGATGTTCCACGCCCACCAGATCATCGAATGCTGATAATCCTGGATAGTCCTGGATAAATGCTCTCACACTTGCGATCACACTCATTCTGCTTTACCTCCTACAAAATCTGCAACAGACTGAACAATCTGATCTCCATTGTCTGCCCAACATCTTTGATCCCATTCTTTGCCACGAAGTCCATTCCCTTTGTTCTCGTGATATTGCTTTTGTGCATATGGAGTTACAAACTGGATTGAGTCCACATTTTCTATTGCAGTATCTTTTAATACTCCGGTTAAAAATGGAACATATGGATCCATCTTTCTTCGGAACTCTCCGGTAAAAAATCTTTGTGCGGGTCCACCAACTTGAAGACCTCTTGTCTTTAAGATCTGATCGGGCGAAAGTTCGACTTTAACTTGTGTTCCCATATTTAAGCACCTCCGATTCTCCAATGTGGCAAACTTCCTCTCCGGTTATCCGAAAACGATAATACTTTTCCTGTGTGCTGCTGCTTTAAAAATTCTGATTCTTTCTCAAAATCTTCTAACAATCCTTTTCCAAACAGATCTCCGTTATTGATCGTCCAGTATTTTTCTGCTTCTTCTGCAGATAATTCCCGATACTTATCAGCATCAATGTATTCTTTCCCTTCCGTATCTGCAGATAAAGGAATGCGGATCTGATACATATCTGCAGAACTAAGTCCCTGATCGGTAACAGTTGTCTGCTGCTTTGTGTAAAAACTGACACCTTTGATCTGAGTCTTTAAATAAAGCTTTCGTGCTGTCTTTTTATCAACTCCACGATTGTTATAGATCGTCAGATCTGCATTTGTCATCATATGGTCCACACCCCCTGTACAAGAGTCCCGTATGTGCAAGATAAGGATATGCTGCTTTCTTACAACGATGCTCCACAGTGCCTGTTGTTTTGCTCTGACTCGTCACAAAACTTACGCTGTATCCATCGTTGTTCTCACTTGCAATCTCCCTTCCTGCATCATCTTTTCTCATTCCATCCTGATACATCACATCTGCTATCGCACATGTGGCCAAGCTTACCTCTTCTGGAATCTCTGTCATATCATCGACTCTGGAAAAAGTAAGAAACTTCACAAAGATACTCGCCTTTAAGATCATACTAGGGAAAGCTTTCTCCGGTATGATCTCGCCATGAAATGTATTTTCATAAAAATCCCTGTCTGCATATTCCACCATACCGGATCACCGCCTACCCTCTGGAAATGATTCTTGCGATTGGAATTGCTTTGTGATCGATCACTTTCTTATCGGAATTTGTTTTTCCGTTATCAACCAGTGTCCAGTTAGATCCATCAGCAAGTTCTGCATCTGTTGGGGATTTTGCAGCCATAGATTTTCTAGTAAACGAAATTCCGTATGGTGCAAATACTTTTCTCTGTCTCATATACAGAGTATCTTCTCCACCATGTGTTTTTGGATCACGATGCATTTCATATGGCACCTTTGCGCCGATATCTTCATAGTCAAAAGCCCCATCACCTAATACATAAGTTGTATATTTTGTGTAAGCTTCCTGTGCTGCAACATAACCAGACTCTCCCTTTGTTCCACTTTCTTCTACTGCAGCAACTTCTTCTGCTGGCATGGAATCATCGATCAGAACCAGACGACCATTCCATGTCGCAAGAGTTAAGTCTCTTTCAACTCCATTTGCATCTGTCTGTGTCATGTATTTTAACAGCTTCAGATTTTCAAGGTTTGTTGCTACCGCACTGTGCATGATCGCGATCGTAAACTTAGACTTATTATCTCCTGCTGCTTTCTGTAAAGCTGTATTTAACGTGTCAGCCTGTACAACGTTCTTTACGTTTCCATCTTTGTCAGTTGCTGTTACTTCTGTGATATCAGATGTATGTTTATCAACAAAGACTTTGTTTTCTTTTCCGGTCATTGCAAAGACACCATCCAGAATCTTTACTAATGTTGTCTGATCAAGATCAGCTTTGTAATCATTGACCTGTGCTGCAACATTGTCCATAAAACTTACACCACCTGTAACATCTTCTGAAAAGTCTCGCTCAGTCCATCCTTTCATACGACCAACTACAACAACACCTCTTTCAAATGTGTCTGTGTTTTCAGACTTAAGATCTGTCTCACCATCATAGTTCTGTGCTGCTCCACCGATCAGACCATGCATTGGCAATACTGCATATACTGTTCCTGTCTGAGAACTGAACGTGTTTTTGATATCCTGATTACCTTTTAGGGCTCTGGACTTGATCAGCTCGTTCTTTTTTAAATTTGGAATCCTCTCTGTGTAGGCACCGAATGCCTGAGGATTGAATGATTTAGAATCAAATTTTTCTCCTGCCATTTTTTACTCCTTTATTTAAATCTCTGCTCCGGGATTCTGTTCCATATAGTCACAGAGTTCCGAATATGTCATTTCACTTGGTTTCTTTCCACCAATACCGCCAGAACCACCATTTGTTCCTTTAACGATCGTTGGTGCAGGTTCATCACTTTCGAACAAAAAGCCGTTTTCTTCCTTGATCTGTGACAGCTGTTCATCTAAACCGATGATCTTTCCATCGTTTAATTTCAGTCCATCCATATCAAGTAATGCCTTGACCGCTTTGCTATTTCTAGCTCTCGCTCCTGTCAATGCTGCAGATAATGCATAATCAAATTTCAATTCTGAAATCTGGGCATCTGCATCACTCTTTGCTTTCTCAGCTTTCTCTTTCCAGTCATCTGCTGCCTGCTTGATGCCGTCAATGTCCATGTCCCTAAACTTCTGAATTTCTTCATTTGCATCGTTTACCTGAGTTTCAAGACTTTCTGATTTCAGCTTGTAGCTGTCTCGCTCCTGAGTGATCTTTTCTGATTTCTTCTGTTCTGCTGCGATGTCTTTCCCGTTTTCGGCCATGATCTTATCGATCACTTCCTGGGTAAGTCCTAGCTCTTTTAAAAATTCTGTTTTCATGTTGCTCGTTCTCCTTTCGTATTAGGTTGTTTTAGGCGTGTAACCGACCGCCACGAACCGACTGTTTAAGGTCTGATCAACTGACCAATGTTGTTTCTTTGCATAAAAATAACACCCAGATCTCTCTGCGCGTCTTCTGCAGCTTAACCCTGCTGCCGGGAGATATTTGGATCACCGTCCTTTCTATTCTGTTGACTTCATGCTGCACTGCTCCTTTCTTAAAATTTCGTATAAAAATACCACCTGATATTGATCAGATGGTACATATTTATAGACCTGGCGTTATATCCTTGATTCCTTTCACGGCATTATATACTTTTTTCATCATTGAATTTTCCTGTAAATACTCAAGACCTTTTAATGTAATTCTAACATCACTTGCATTGATTCTTGTTGCTCCTGTGATATCACGTTTCATACTTACACCCTTGATATATCCGACATCAACCATCATCTCTATATATCGTGCCCAGCGTTCTTTGGAAACCCCTAAGGCTTCCGGCCCAACATCGTTGATATCAAATTCTGGATAATCCATTGCTTTTTCCAATGCTGATAAGATTTTATATACAGCTTTAAAGTTATCCATTGTTCTCACCTTTCGCTTTTTCTACTTTATCTTTTATCAACTGATACCATCCATTGTTTTCGTTATCAAAATATGGGCAGTTATAATCTTTGGCCTTTAAGTGTTTGTTTGGTATCTTCCCGTATACTTTGCATAAAGTTTCATAACCTTTTTCATCAAAATCTGCTTTTCTGCATGCATGGCATATTGGTATAGGACTTGTCACTTTTGCCATTCCAGGAAAGTCATCAAAACTCGGACCTATTTCCATTTCTTGTTTCACACCATTTTCATCATAATAATATCCTATTCCACTCATAAAACAGCCTCCGCTTTGATATAGTATCTGTCCTTTTCTTTATTTACACTTTTTATTTTATACTGAAAGCCTCGTTTAAACAACACTTCTTCTTGATTTTTGTATTTTTCAGTTGCGACATCTTTTATATATAAACAGCCTTTATACCCTTTATGGATCTCAATTTCAAGATGAACATTTCTACCCTGATACATTATGTCATGAAAAGATGTAGATGTATAACCTTTATTCGTTAAGGTCATTCCATTCATTCTTTTTATATCCTCTTCGGAATATTGAAAACCTTTTGGAAATGCATTTAAATATTCTGGAATCGTATCACGATGAACTACCATTTTGTGTTCTACAGTACCTTTACTTAATGCAGAATCCAACAGGTCCATAAATCCTTTTTCCTGATCAATTCTTTGCTGTTTTCCAGAATATATTGCACTGTTCACTCGGTTTGCTGCATTACCAGTATATCTCAAGATCGCTTTCTTTTCTTCATTCGTCAGTTTTTCTAACTGTTTAGACATTTGATTCTTAAAGGTATTCTTTCGATCTTGCCATACAGCCTTCTGCGCAACGCTCCGATTGAATCCAACGATATCTCCTGCTTTATTCTTCACTGCATAGATCTGAACTCTGGCAGACTCATATCGCCTTCCTGTTTCCTTGCAGAAAGCTTTCAGTGCTGCTTCCTGTTTCTTTAATCTTACAGATTCTTCATTGAACCGATTCTGTAAAGTATTTTTTAAGGTATCATCTTTCGCTTCACTGATCGCTGAATTATATCCAGCAAGTTTCCTCTTTGTCTCTCTGATCTGTCGTTCATGACCTCTCTGCATCTGACTTGCTTCATACTCTGTAAATTGTTTGTCGTTGTATGTCACGCTCTTTGCAGAATAATTATCGATCATTTCTTGTGTATATGCTTGTGTCGATATGCCAGGAAAATATGCATGGAAGTTGTGCCGGCAGTTCCAACCGCACAATCCTGGTCCTGTTCCATATCCTGTTGCTTCATAGAAGTTTTCATACTTCGGATCCGTTCCAGATAAACAAAAGACCTTCCCTTGCCATACGGCATGTTCCGGTCTTGCTCCTTCATGTGCGGTTGTTTCAACATAATCACAATTCTGATCTTTTGCATACTGCAGATTCATTTCTGCTGCAGTCTGGTTTACTCCGGTAAGTACAGCTCTTCTTACCGCGACATCTAATTTATCGACATGCTGTGACGGATATAAGACTTCTGTTCCCTGCACTGCTGCCTCTTTGATCGCATCTGCAATGGCTTTGTCATAACTAAACGCTCCGGTACTTACTTTCATCTGTGCCTTATTGCATGCCTGGATAAAAGCAGATTGTGTTTTAACAGCTGTTGTCATTGTCAGGTTATCTAATTCCTGGCATGTCTTTCTGACGTTTGCCTGCAGAATCCTTTGCATACCATTTGACTGTTCAAGTTTAACAATGGCTTCTTTCCCTGCCTGTTTGTAATAGACAGCTTCATTTTTTAAGTTTCTGACTCCTGCTTCCTGGTACATCCGCTCAACTTCTCGATTCTGGTACCCCGATACCTGACTTACTCGCTTGATCGTATCTTTATAAACAAGACCTGCATTCTGTAAAACCTCCGCCTGATGCTTTGTCGATTCGGATACATTTCCCATTTTGACGATCCTTTTTGCCATATCAGATATGATTGCTATTGTCAGAGTATCTATAATACCAAGTAACTGATCAGAGAAGCGTTCCAAATACTTCGGATCAAGCATCTGTGATCACCTACTCTTCCTGGATATTGAAGCGATCATCCTGTACCGGCATCATTTTCAATGCTTCTTCCTCAGAAACGCCATACTTGGCCGCAATGTATATTTCTTTTCGGATCAGTCCTGCTGTTGCATCCTGCTGCATACTCTGCAGTTCCTGTTCTTTGTCGATCACAATGGAGTCATCCCAATCAAAACTGACCTCATACTTCTTACCGCCATTTAGATTTGAAAGTTGTGCGATCACATCCATTGCATAGATTAATTGTTCTAATGCTTTCTGCAAAGCTTTTTGAATATCAGATACTGTGCTGTATGATCGTTGTTTACTTGTCTTAATCTCTTCTGCAGTCTTATCAACTGTGTTCAGATCGCTCAGAGTTCCATATGCCAATCCAGAATTAAACTCTACCCTACGAAGAATCGCATTAAATCCATTGATAAGGCTCTCATCACGGATCGGCGGTGCAAATACCTTGTACTGCTCCTTATCATCGTCAAAATCCATAATTCGGAAAAGTCTTTCTTTTCCTTTTGGAAGGTCAAATTCTCCGTTTTCTTTTCGCTTAAATAAGCTAACGTCTCCATCAATTGCTAATTCAGATCCCTCAAATTCCCATAATATCCTCGTCCATTGATAATCCGCTTCTTTGATGTCATCTACCGCTCTGGAATATACAGATACTCCCAACGGAGATGAATCATCAATATTGTTTGCGTTTGGAATCTTAAAGTATGCGAATAACGGCTTCTTCACGTTTATGATTGTCACTGCTTCTTCAAGATTGGCCCACTCTGGTACAGCACTAAGCGGTACTTCTTTTCCCAATACCTCAACATTATCAAGATCCTGCCTTACAAAAGCCTTATTCATAATATGATATGTCGTGTTCTCATCGTGTTGATGATATTCCAGTCTTGTATATACCTGTTTCCCGATCGTTACGGTTTCCATAAAAACCGCTGCAATAACTTCCCCTCTGGAATTGAATTTCGTTGGGAAAAAGTGATCAGCTTGAACCATGTCAACTTCTATATGCCCGTCGGATACATAAGGCTTCATTGCAAGTCCACCCTTTGCACAGGCATATTCGGTATATGTTCGTATGTTCTCGATCACAGTCTGATATTCATCATTTATGAAATTATTTCCTGTGATTTCTGTCTTTAGTTCTAACGTAACAAGCCTTGCAAATTCTCCAGCAATGGCAGCAGGTAATCCGCAAAGCTTTAGATCTTTTCTTTTCCACGGCGGTTTATTTTTATACATCTTCGACCAGAGATCAATCTGTCTTGCCATTTCATCCGATACAGCAATATCAACTCCGATCGCATCCTTAATGTTTTCTTTTCCAAGCATTTTTCTTATCACCTGCCTTATTCGCTCAATAATTTCTTTTATCATTTAATCAACTCCATTTTCGTTCACGTCTTACGATCGTGTAAGCAAAATATCTCACTGCATCCATGCAATGATCATGCTGCTTCACTGGTTTATCTTCTCCACGTTCCAAAGCTTTATCATCCCAGATGTAAGAGCCGAACTCTTTGATTGTTTCTTTACAATTCTCTGAGAACAGCAATAAACCAAGATTTAATAAGTTCCCGACAAAACGGATACCATCAAGCACATCATTCTTTGCTTTCTTAACCTTAAATCCTCGTTTCTTAAGCTCTGCGATAAAGGATGCTGCTGCCGGATCGACAATGATCGATTCAACATTGATTCCTTCCAGGAACTCTTCCATGTCATCCGCGTACTCTCCATCTGTCTTCTGTGTAGTCTCATCTCGGCCAGAATAGTAATATTCTTTCGTAGCAACCCACTGACCTTTCTGGTTCTTCTCCCATAAAAGATATACTGTAGCATTCTGTGTACCATAATCGACACTGACGTATTTACTGCCGATTGTTGATTGTTTTTCTGATGTGACATGCTTTTCTACATCAAACATGTCATAGATGATTCCCTCAGCTACGGCCCACAGACCTAAGATATATCGTTTGTAAAACACCCCGGTATACATTGCCCGGTATCGTGCTTTAATTCGCTCAGATAGGCTCAGATTGTCATCCATCGTGAAATGCAGATAAACAAGTTTCTTTTCATCTGCACGATCGATCCAATTGGTTTTAAACCAGTGGTACGGCCCATCTGGGTTACAGTTAAACCAATACTTAGATCCATCCACAGAACAACGTCCTGTTGCCTGGTTAACAAAAGATTCAGGCATCAATGCCACTTCATCGAAAAAGACTCCTGCAAGTGTGATACCCTGTATCAAGTCCTGTGATCGCTCATCCTTGCCGCCAAAGATATAGAAGTAGTTCTCTTTGCCACCTCTCCGAATAACAACTAAGTTATCAGCTCTGTGATCTTCGACATGATACCCTCGACTCTTAAGCATGAGCTTTAACCAGAAAAGTACGTTTCTCCGGAAAGAACCAATTGTCTTACCGCACATACCGAAATTCTGGCCGTTGAATGTTTCCATTGCCCACATTGCAAAGGATAAACACATAGAAACAGTTTTTCCCGATCGGATAGCTCCATCTGCTATGATTCCATCCTGATCATGTACGGGTGAATTTGGTAGCCACCATGTAAGTATCTTCTTCTGCTTCCTACTAAACGGACGAAACTTAAAGACAGCTTTCTTTATTCTTCTTCCCATACATCCGCCACCTCACCTTTTAAGGCTTCGATGAATCCATCGTCTTCTGTCTCTTCTTCAGATGTTCCGGACATGATCGCTGTCTTAGCTCTAATCTGCTCAATCTTAGCTTTCTGTTCAGCTGTAGCAATATCCATGTGATCTGCTAACCAGTCGATTGCTTTCATGCGATCTGCAAGTTTTACGCTCACACCATCACGGCCCTGCTTCACTTCTGTGATCAATGTCCCGTCAACTTGATCTGATTCTTTTAATCGGACACTGTTGATCATTCTTGGACCATAATCAGTTTCAATCTCTTCTTGTCCAAACGACATATAATCGTTCATGTCTGCAAACGCAATGTCCATGTATTTCTGAAAGATATCTTCCTGTTTAAGCATTTCTCTGTTCATGTGATTCTGCTTTAACTGCTCAATTGTTTCTCTGATCAGCTGATTCTTCATAAGCCTGCTGCCTAATACTGCAGCAGACGCATAAGTGCATCCTGGATAAGCTTTCATATATGCTTTCGTGTAGTTAAACATCCTCGATTGATACAAACAAAAAAGCTGTTGCTGATCGGTAAGTCCATCGTTGATCACGACCTGACTTACATCCTCTGCAACGGCTTCTTTTTTGTGTGCACCCTTTTTATTTTGTGTGTACCCCTTTTGTGTACTTTTCGTCTTTTTATTCCTCGACCACGCGTATCGTTTCTTCCACGATTTCACAGTATTAATCGAGACTCCATACTTGGCAGCAATGTCTTTATACTTCATTCCGGCCACATAATCGGATTCTGCCAATATGTAGTTTTTTTCTTCGTTCACACATTACCACCTTCTTTCTTGTTTCTTAAATGGACCTCCAGGGACTCGAACCCTGGACCGATCGGTTATGAGCCGATTGCTCTGACCAACTGAGCTAGAGGTCCATAATTAAATCATCATCTTTTTCAGATACCATCTTTTCTGTTCTTTCTCTAATCGTATCTGTTCTTCTAATAGCTGTATCTCATCATTAACCATCCTCATATTATTAACTACATATCTCTGCACATCCTCGTTGTCATGCCAATAAATTTGGAAGTGTTTTAATGTCCCAAATTGTAAATTGATTGTTGTCCTGTATCGTCTTAAGAAATTTGGAAAGCACCTCTCAATTGCAATAAACATATAATCAGTATTGATTTTATCTTTTGGTTCAAACACTGCATATCTTTGATCTATCAATCCTTTATCCTTAATTTGTCCAACACTTTCATCTACCGCACTCAGCTTTATAAAGCAAGTACCTGCTTTATACTCTTTCCCAGATACTGCACGTTCTACATTACATATGTCATAAATATTTATTTTTCTTGTATTTAAATTCATAACAATCCCTCAAATGATAACTGTCCAATTACTTCTTTTGCTGGTTTCTTTGGTTTTAATATGTTTTTATGCATCTCTACAACTTTCATATCTTCCTTACTTCCTGTCAAATCATTCAACATGCTATACAGATCGGCTTTTATTTTTGTTTCTTCTTCATCTATTTGTTTCAGATTTTTCAAAATCTGTCTAACATCCGGAAGTGGTTCTTCTTCAAATGAGTCTACATATCTTGGAATATTTAGGTTAAAATCATTCTCTTCAATTTCTTTATAGCTTGCAATGTATGAATATTTTTCAACCTCTTTCCTGTTTAAAAATGTATTCACTACTTTTTCGATATGTTTTTCTTCCATATCGTTTTGTGCTGCTTTCTTTATAAATTCTTTTGATGCGTCTATAAAAAGCACATCTTTTGAATTATGTTCAATCACTAGCAAAAAAACTGGAATCGAAGTATTCAAGAACAATTTATCAGGAACTCCGATCACTGCGCTGATCATATGGTTTTCAATTAACCATCTTCTTATCTTTCCTTCTTGTGCTCCTCTAAATAATATCCCGTGCGGCAGCACTGCAATCTGTCTTCCGTCTTCCTTCAGGTGTTGCACACCTCTTAATATGAACCCAAAATCTGCTTTACTTTTCGGGATCTTCCATCCGTATATTTCATAATCATCTGTATCTGGAAACTTCATTGAATACGGCGGATTCATAATGACATTTTGATATTGATCCGGATTCTTCTGTGATGTTTGCCTCGGTATCGATATTTCTTCCTGTTTTTCAAGCGTATAACTTTCAAACACTTCTGATCTCAGGCAATCAGCCCGGCTAATCGTTCCCATCATTCCATTCACGCATGCATCCAATAATGCAAAAGGAATTGTTCTTTCTGAATACTCATATTCATTGATTTTTATTCCTCTTGTCTTATTCGCCCACTTGCTCAATGCTCCTGTGCCTGAACACATGTCAATGTTGTCTCCTTCTTTCATAATTTCGGCTATAATCTGACAGATACAATCTGGTGTAAAATCCTGTTTAAGGTTTTTTCTGTCTCCTTGTTCTTCCTGGAAGATATCTCGAATCTCTGTATATCCTTCGTTTTTTACTTCTGTTATCTTGTTTGCTGCCTGATCAGATAACAGATATTCTAATATTTTATCTGGCAGTTTATAACTTTCTTTTACTCCGAATATTTCTAAAAGGCTTTTTCTATCTTCCATCATATTATCTCCGATCAGCAAAAAAATTCTAAAATTAAACATAAAAAAGACCCGGGGTCCGAAGATCACCCGAGTTCATTCAATAAATTACACGAAGAAGAGGATATCTTATGAAGTATCTCTCTAGCCTATATATTAGACCATTTTTTGCGAACGTGACCGAACATTTTCTAATTTTCTTGAAAAAATCTTGTATTTCTCATTCTACAGCTATCTTCTGTATAAGCTACTCTCCTCTTTGGATGTAACTGATTCATCCTATGTGCCACCTGTAGCCACGTCATGCCATCAATGTAGTAGAACCTGAACATCATTCTAAGTTCGCTCTTCTCAATGCTATTTATGTATTCTTCTGCCTGGTTCATAAGTTCCAGAAGTTCATTCTCTTTCTCAATCAGCATCGCTTTTCGTTTATTAAGCAGCAGCTTCTTTCGTCTTAACTCTGGTACCGGCATACCTTCCACTACAAAGTGCTGTATTCCACCCATGCCACCGCTTACTGTGTCTTTTACAGTTCCTTCTTCCTCAATCCTGCTGATCTGCTTTTCTGTTTGCAAGATTCGTTTTCTTATATCTTTTACTTCTTCAATCATGTCTGCGTATTGGATCAGTACGTTCTTGTCCACGTTCTCCCCTCCTGTTACGATTTATTATCTGCTGCCTTATCCGATCTGTCATCTCCTGATACTCTTGTTTGTAATGCACCCGATCGGCACAAATGCCCATGCAGATTATCTCTGCACAGGCTTTGCATGGATCCATCATATTCTACGTCCACCTTTTCGTTTTAACTGATGTTTTCTTATGATCTTTTGTCGTATTTCAGAATAGTACGGATGTGATTCTTTTTCTTTTCTTCTTAGTTCCTGCTCGTTTACCTTCCAGGATAAATACTTCTCGCATCCTGTTTGGCAAGCAACTCTTTTTGCTCCATGTGCCCGATCTTTACAGATCAAGCACGGACAATCTTTGTATGCCATTATGTATCACTCCTTATAATTTTTCAGTGGGCATAAAACGCATGCTCCTGCACTTGTTTTGTCAAAATGTGGTGTCATTTTTGCATACACGCAATAACCGTCGCACATCTCTTGTTTTACTTTTTTCAAGTCGTCGTTTACTGTTATTACTCCTGTCAGCTTGTCAGTAATTGATGGTCCAAACAGTTTGTTATACAATTTATCAATCTCTGTATCATCTAAAGTTTCAAGAAGTTCGCCAGCACTATCACTACATTCTTGATAAATTCTACATCCTTCTTGATTGCATTTATGACTGCTGCAATACTTATTCAATCTCCATATCTTCTGCTCCCGTGTCATAACTCATCCCTCTCTTTTGCTGCGGCACAGAGTGACATTACTGCCACTCCTGCTACTGCTCCGATAACTAATCCACTTAAAAATCCAATGATCATAGATTAACCCTCCATTATATTTTCAAACCTGTATTTTTGCTTTGCATCAGGATATTTTTCGTGATCTACTTCACTCATAAACATTTCTAATGGTCTTGCATAGATTCTTTGCATTTCTTTTGTAGCAGCATATACTACAAGCAATTCATTTGTCTCTGTATGGCGAGCAACATTAAGGACAACATATAAGTTCCCTTTAAAGTGTTTGTACACTTCGTAAGGTTTCGGCATGTGTCTTCCATTTAACATTTTTGCCACTACCTCTATTTTTTCTCTTGTATTTTCCATATTCTCTGGTCTCCTTTCTCGCATACTGTTAGTCGCTCCACATATTTAATAAGCCGTCAATGTCTCTTTCTAATTCGTAATAATCATCTTCGATTTTGCTTCTTAAAATTTCATATAAAGCATTTATACTTGTTAAACACAACATATTTTCTTGATATATTACATAATTTGGTGTTATTCCATCATCTTTGTACAGACAATCAAATGCGATAACGTATATTTCATCTACCTCATTTATATCTATACATTCTTTTGATTCCTCTTTGTCTCTATATACTTTTCTAAAAATCTTTTCATAAAATCTTACTAAGATTGCTACTACCTCTTCGTCGTTTATACAATTATCGCTGATTCTTTCTGGATGGCTCATAATTGTATAAATAGCTGCCTTTTTGCATGCGTCCTTGAATTGTGCCTTTGTAATCATATTCTCTTCTCCTTCCAGCTGATACATCAACTGTTGTATTGTTCTATTAGTTGATGTATTAGTTGATATATTAGTTGTTCCTTAACTTTCTTTAACAATTGCTGATCTTGATGACTCTCTGCCCTCTGTCATACTGATTAAGTATCTGTTCTAATACGTTTTCAGCTTCTTCTCTTGTCTTGCATCTCTTAACAGTTTCAGATGTTTGTTCTGTCATCTCACATTCGACACTGTACTCCTTTTCTCCTATCTTGTATTGATGTTCACAAATCCATATACTTCTGACATATTGCATATTTACAATCGTTTTATCTTCGACTTGTATTAACATAGATCTCCATTATCTCCTTTCCTTTTCACACCAGACACATCCCTTATCGCACTTGATCCGAACCTTTAACTTCTGTTGCTTGTCCGGACATAATCTCATCTCTCTGATTGGCTTATTGGTGATCTCACAGATGTAACCTTCAAATTCTTTCTTGTTTACCATTATTTTCTCCTCCATGCCATCACTACATCGTTCTTTCTAAGATCTAATTTAATGTTGTTTTCTTCTCTGACCTGCTCGATCATATCGATCCATGTCACATTTCCTGTTTCTAAACACTCTGTTTTGTCATTGAATCTTTTTTTGAATCGATCTAATCTCTTAGTTCCGAAATCAAATTCATCTTTCAAGACTATAAGACTCATGATCAACACAGTATCTAAAATCTGTAGTGTTGCATCTCTAAAATCCTGATCAAGTTCTCTTGGATCTATTAGTGTTCGAAGCCCTGCAAGATTTCTCTGTCTTGTTACTCTCTGTAGCTCTTCTAATCCTTTTTCTTTTGCTATTTTGTCACAGAACGCAATTCCTTCATTTCTGCCCTGCATGATATAATCTTGTTTACTCATACTATCTACCTATCTCAGACAGCTTAACTTTCTACCTGAAACAGCATTTATACTGATCACATTTCTATAATTTCTTGCCCGATCATATAAACTGCCGTGATTCTTCTCCTGTGATTTGAAAAATTGTAATACCAAATCTAGTTTGTGAAAAATAAAAATACAAAAAACCTGAAAAATATGTTTACGTTTGCTTGCTTCGTTAATAGTTACTCGAAAAATCTTAATCAGATAGAAAGTTAAGCTGTCTGATCATACTCCTTTACTTATGATATCCGGAACAATTGCCTACATAATGCCACTGCAAACTTTCGTGTTTTGTCTCGCCCCCCCCTGTTAACTCAGGGTAGAAACGCTTATACCACTTCATCAATGTCTTATGATCGATGCCTGATGTTCTGCTGATCTCATTTGTGGACATACCATGTTGGATCCATAACTGTACAACACGTCTTTTAAATCCTTTGCTGTAATCTGCCATCAGTTCTCCTTTCTGCCCACTGCCTTAAGCAGCAGGCTCATGGCTTATACATTGGCTTGTTTCTTATGCATGTTAATAGTTACTGTGGTATATAATTCAGTCCATCCGGCTGATCTCTGTCCGCATGTGATCATCTTTTTACGTCCTGTCGCTTAAGATCATCCCGAAACCCACAACTACCACGACTATTACTACGACTTTTTAACAACAATCTTTGGTTGTTGGTTGCTACGGACAGAGATCAACCGGATGCCTTTATTTACTTAGCTTGCAGCAAGTAACTTATTAATAAAATACTGCTGCCCTTTACCAGTGACCTTTGTAGTCTTACTGATTTTTGTTGATCCGTTTGGATTGTTGATTACCGTTTCTTTGATTTCAAACAGATCCATATCCATCGCTTTCTGTGTTGGCATATTCCAGTCTGATCCTTTTCTCTTGATCAGATATCCATTATTTCTCAGCCATTCAAACAGTTTATTCTGCCCTGTCTGAACTCCATTCTGTCTAAGAATCTTGGCCAGTTCTCCGATTAGGATAGATGTGTCACTTGCTGTTACTGCATCTGCAAAAATTTCTTTTGGTTTCATTCTTTCATTGTCTTCAATTAAAATTACATTATCAGATTTTAATTTATCAATTGTCTTATCTGCCATCTTCAAAGCTCTTGCAAATACTTGCTCTGGACTATTCCAAGCTCTTTCAAGATTAATAAGATAATCCCTAACTTCTTTTCCTTTTTCTGTCCTAGACATCATAGCCAAATGTTTTGCCATTATCATTGTTATTTGATAATCTTCTAGTTCCCTAACAGCTCCATTATTAACAACTGTATTTGATGTACATTTGTTATAATCCTCACCTTCAACAAATAGTCTCTTATTATTTTCAAACCATCTGCTAAATCTGGATTGAATGTTCAATGCTTTATGCAAATCTCTTGCTGAAACTGTTGGTTCTTCTGTTTCATAGTTAACAGGAATCAAATTATCCATACGTTATGTCACCTCCTAATTGTTTCTTTAATAACTGTCTTTCCAGATTCTCATAATCACGATCTGCTACTTCTCTTTGGGTAAAATTGTGTATAGTTTCTTCTTTCTTTGGCTTCGGTGTTGATTTCTTCCGTTTCTTTGATGTAGGGAAGAAGCTCTTATAACCTCCACCAAATGCTTTTCTTACAATACCCAACTTATCAGAATCGTTCTCAGCCAGAGAATCAAGTTCTTCTTTCAAGGCATTGATCTGTTCTGCAGATAATGTTGGTCCAGTATGATTCCTCATATCAAGGTAAAGACAGAACTCTCTGTTCAGATCTGGATTGCTATAATATATATTTTTATTTACTTTACTTTCCTTTTGTCGTTTTTCTGTTGCAGAAATATCTTTTTCTGTTGCAGAAATGCTTGTTTCTGTTACGGAAATGCTATTTTGTGGTGCATTTAATAAAGGTTGACCGTTTTCATCAATCAACCAGTATTTACTTCTATCGACTTTGTTCCTAACAGTCACTTCTTTATAGCGTCGCTGAACTCCAACAGAGGTAATAACATTTTGATTCAGGAGGTCTTGATCGAAAAGACCTATCTCCGCACAATAATGAATTACTTGTAACACAAAGTCCTTTTTCTTTACCCAGCGGTTACCAATGGTTTTGATTATTTTTACCGCTAACTGCTCCATTTTAGGCACTTCCAGGTAATATCCTTCATGATAAATCATGCATAGAACAACATCATAGATGGTCTGCCCTAATGGACCATACTCGTTCATCAGATCCATGATGTTAAAATCGTCGTAATAATCGACATCTTTAGGAAAGTAATCTAGTCCTGTTTTGGGTTTACGGCCCATTAGAACACCGCCTTTCCTCTATAATATTTCTTCTATCTCTACTTCAACTCGTGGGTTCTCTGCATAATGCTTTTCCATATGCAGCGTTACAACCTGCGTATCATCCCTGTATGCTAATTTATTCAACGCATCCAGAATGCTTTTTGCAATGTTATCAATGTCTGGTTTCTTCGTTGGAAACATAAGGTCTTCCAACATCTGTTGTTTCTTTTTCTTGCTTGTACTCTTAACGATCGGATAATAAGCTATGATCGTTACTTTTAAGGGCTGTCCGTCATTAAAAATGATGTTGTTTGATTCCTGCCTGTAACAGCACTTGATCAGATTCTCATACAACATAGTACCTTCTGGCGTATATGAGAAAGTTCCACCTTTTTTACTACGGACAGTTCTTGCCCTGGCTTTTCCTTTCGGTTCACCAGGGACTGTAAATCTAACTGTCTCCATAACTGTTACCCGATGATCGTGATCACTTTTAACAGTTCTTCCGGTAAATTCTCTGTTAAATATTTCTTGATAGCATCTACAGCTTCATACTTCCAGAGACCACCATCAGCTTCTACCAATTTAAACATTGGCTGCCCATCAGAACCTTCTCTGATTCGAAAGATAAACTTGCTTTCTGGCTGTTCTACTTCCAGGAAGGTACGATATGGGCGAAGTGTTACTGGATTTGGTACGATCACATCTTCTTTTCCTGCAATACCTTTTGTGATCGTAGCTTTCTGGCTGACTCCATCATCTCCATAGTTGGCCACTGTTTTATTTTCTACGTTTCCAGCAACTGAAAGAATCAGTTCTGTTTCATCACTCTGTTTAAAGGCAGTCTGCATATTAATTACAAACGCTTCCTGATCATAGTAATGATCGAAATCAAAACCATTTGGATTTGTACCTACGCGGAATAATTCTTCTCGATTTCTTTCATTTGTAAGACCAGATAGTAATCTTACTTTTGTTGGAGATTCTACATGAATGATCATAGATTCTCTTAACTCTTCACTCTTTCCACTGATATAATCGATCAGAGAATTAAGACTTGTAGCTGTCAATGGTTCTGCAAACTCTTCTCTGTCATATCGTGACATAGATTTATCGCAATAAGTCTTTCCTGCGATTTTTACAACGTGTGGCTCTCTTGCACTGTCTGTCAATTCTTCGATCTTTTCGATTGCTTCTCTTAAAAATGTATTATCCATTGTTATGTATCCTCCTGTTTTATGCCTGTTTTGCTTTTCTTAAATCAATCACTTTGTTGCTTGGTTCGTAGATCTCTCCAGTATCCGGATCAAAAGCTTTCGGTGTTTCATCTTCTTCCTGGTCGATCACATCATCAACATTCATCTGACCAGGAATCTGGTTAAAGATTTCAACCGCTTCAACCTCTCCGGTGCGAAGATCTCTGCCCATACTCAGTGCTGTTGTAGCTCCAAGTTCTGGTGCAAGACTTAACTTTGTTTCTACCGTAGTTGCCACAAAGTTTCTTTCATCGTTTGGCCGGAAACTGATTGATACATTGATCTTTCTGACCTTCTGCGCATCAGTGTTCGGATCCTGAACATTTTCAGTGATCTTTTCTAATGCCTTATTAAGCTGTACTGAAAGTTTCCCTCCTGCAAACTGTTCTAAGTTAATATGTTTCATCGTGTTGCTCCTTTCTTTTATTTAAAGAACTGCTGTGGTTCTTCTTTTGTTGTTTCTTCCTGTAGTTCCTGTTTTTCTGGTTCAGGTGTTTCCTCTGCCGTTTCCTGCAGATCCTGATCTGCTACAATATTTTCTTCTGAAACTGTATCTACATAATCTTTTGTTCCATCTTCATGGATCACCGCCATATCAGATTCCATTGCATTCTGCATATCAATGCTCATGATTCCCCATTTACTGATCAGCTGGCGAAGCATTGTCTTATAAGCCATTCCATCAAAATCTTTCTCCCAGAATGTATATCCTTTTTTTGCTGCATACCCTTTGGAATACTTTAATGCATGTGCTTCCATTTTCTTTTTGGACCAGTACATAGCTTTTCGGAAACCGTTTGTATATTCAAACATTGCATAGTATCCGATTGTCTTTGCTTCTTCCCTTGCTTCTTCATCATCGATCAGATTTACCTCGATTTCTTCATTCAGTGGATCAAATCGAACCAGTTCCCCTTCCTTGATTGCCAAAACGTTTAGTTTTTTATACTGTCCTGAACGGATTGCTAACTGAATGTATCCTTTATAACCAAGCTGAAACTGTGCTTCTTTGCATCCCTTTTTGTTATTTTTGAATGGGACCATATAATACTGTCCAAGCTGTGGTGATGGAGAAAGTTTTAAAGACTCTCCAAGTAATGCAGCACTTAAAATTGATTGGTTTGTACACTCCTGTAAATCTGAATTAACCTGTACTGCAGATACAATAGAGGCAATAAAACGATCTCCGTTTTTGCCACCCACTACATTATTGATCTGACGTTTCACAGCATCATTTGTAAGATATGCCGTTAATCCTGTTTTCTGTTGTCTGTTTGCTAAACTGTTTCCAACTGCCATTTTATAATTCCTCCTCTGGATCTATGATTTTAAATTCTTCACATACTTTTTGTACTAGACTGAGTCTTGCGTTAACTTCTTTAAAGTTATGTTCTTTTACAGTACATCGGAATGTGATCGTTGATATTTTTTCTCCTGTATTCACTGGCTTCTGTGCTTTTACTGGCTTTTCTGTGCTTTTACATGCAAATACTACCTTCTTTGCTTCTTCTTGTGATCGTTGTTTTCTTTGTTCCTCTTCCTCTTTTAGTTGTTCTTCATATATTGCTTTCTGCTTTGCTGTCTCTTCTAATTTTTGTTTTTTATTAATCGCTGCAGTGAGATCAAAGTTCTTTAGATACTCTTCTTTCATCTCATAAGCAAAGGAACTCGTGTCTGCATTGATCACAAATAAATCATTGTCAACCTTGTCACGAATTTCTGTGATTTCCTTTGTGATCGATTTAAACGTTGTTGATACATTCAGCCAGGATTCTTTAAAAATTTTGTCAAACGTTACTACATCAGCAAGTCCACCGATTGTTTTTGCATAGATTTCTTTGACCTTTTCAAGTTTTTCCTGTCTTGTTGCTTCTTCATATCCTTTGATCTGCGTATCAATATTTGCAATCGCTTTATTAACAATACCAACCAGTTCTTTCTCTTGTTTCTCGAATGCTGAATATGGTTCTGTAATCTGTTTTTTAATTTCTTTTCGCTTGCTCTCTAAAGCTTCCACAAATTTATTAAGATTTGCACGATCTTTTTTGGCATCTTTTACCTGATCTGCTGTATAAACCAGATTCATGTAATCATTCGCTTTTCCCTGGATCTCTGTTTTTAACTCTTCATAGTTCCAGTCAATCTCTTTCAGGAATCCTTCTTCCTGCGGATTGTATATCTTAAATTCCATGTATTTCTCCTTTATTGATTTCTGTTATAAGTGCGCCTTTTTAATCACTTCTTCACGAGTCATATTTAAGATGACTTCAATATGTTCAACAGTCAGGTTATTGCCTTTTAAAATCTCCACAATTTTATTTACAATAGCCTGATTTTCTTTTTTCTTTTCCTGAACCTCTTTCATATATTCATCGTATCGATTCATGACAATTTCTCCTTTTTATATTTCCGGAAGAATCAAGTTCGGCTGCTGCCTTTTTACGACATTCTGCCAGAACTCTTCTTCCGCTTGTCTTAATATCTCGATGTCTTCTTCTGCCTCTGATTGCTCAATGTGATAATCTTTTGTCTCTAATCTGATCTGACTCTGCCACACTGATTTCAGCTGTGCCCTTAGCTCCACAAACTCATATTCGGTAACTAGCAGGTAATGTAGCACCTGTATGTAATAGTTATCTGGAATCTGATCTCTCCATTTTTCACGCTGCATACTTTGTAGGATGTTAGTTGTCTTGATTTCTAAGATTCCTTTGCGACCATCCTGATCGGTTAGTTCTCCATCCAAAGATGCATGTGCCCATTGATATTTTTCGTTTCGGATCATGTTGTCTCCGAAGTATTCGACCTTGTATTCTTGATGATCAAGTGCAAACAGTGATCGAAGTAATGGCTCCGCATCATGTCCATACTTCACATAATCCTTATCTGAAATATCAGGAGCCGTTCGCTGTCCTGTCTTTTCTAAATACAGTTCTGTATTAGTTTTATATGGATTGAGTCCTAATACTGCAGATGCATCAGAACCACCGATTCCATGTCTGGCATTTAGCCAGGAATCAAAGGAATCGAACTGGATCCGTTTGATTCCTTTGCTGATTTCGATTGTTTGCATAGTCCGTCTTCCTTCTTAAGCTTTTGCTCTCACTACTAACGTCTTATATTTCATTCGTAAAGTGTCTCTTGCAAGTTCTGCAGTTTCTTTTTCTTTATCATCCAGATTCTTTTCTAAAGTGTCTGCAATAAATCTAAGAACGCCCACTGTAAGATCACTTGCAATTTCTGGAACCGGATTTACGCAATCACTAATTTCGAACAAAATGGTTTCCAACACTTTTTCTAGTTCATCAGCTGCCTTGTCTGTGCATCCTGCTGTATCTAAAACATGACCTCTTACGATTCCTTCTGTTACTTTCTTCGTTGTTTCACTCTTCATTGTCGCTTCCTCTTCTTTCTTCTAATAATCCCATCAATTTTTCTTTAAGATACCCTGCTTCGATCATACAGTTCGGATTGTCGAGAAACAGCATTGTACTGTAATCAGGTCGCTGTTCTGCACTAAATCCATTTTCCCAGATCTTAACGCTTAGCACTGCGGTGGCTCCATGATATTCAACGTATACGCACGGAACACCTGGCTCTCGCCAATCTATCCAGTCTATAGTTCCATCTGTCATTTCTTGCAGCTGCAGAGATAGATCAAAGATCTCAGTTGCTATTTTTCTGATTTCACTTTTCTGACGATCTGTGTTATACTGATCTTGCTTGTTTAGCAATGTGCCTAATGGAGTTGCCGCTCCGTGGGCACTTTTTTCTTTCTTATTTATCAAATTTCTTCACTCCTTCCTCAAATACTACTGCTGTGATCAAACATACCGCAGCTAACTCTTTAAAGATTCCCATTGCGATCAGCACTGCTGCTGTGCAGATCATCGCTTTTGTTTCTGTGTGCATCTTTATGCTCCTTTCTCATACGCTTATCATTTCAGTCACAAAAAACTTTTTTGCATTTATGAAATATCTATGCGTATTTTCACTTGTCCGGATTGCATATCCCCATGGAAAAGTTCCTTGAATCAGTCCTTTTTCGATTGTTGAAACACCCATTCCCATCAAATACGCAACTTCTTTCGGGGTTAATGTCTCTATTCTCTTTTTAGGAATTACTATCTCTTCAAAGTAATTCTCTGGAAGATCAAATGCTTCTGCAATCTCATTTCTTCTTGCTTTTGTCGGTTCTGAATCTCCAGACATCCATTTGCTAACGGTTGACCTACTCACACCGCAGATCCTGGACAACTCTACTTGGTTGATATTTTGATCTACCATTACTTTTTTAAGCCTGTCCTTGAACACTTTCATCACCTACCTTTCTTCAGATGGCTTAATTCCCTGCCCGACGATTGAGTGCTATTTTTAATTAACCAATTTAGGTAGGATTTCAGGATTCTGTGCATCGGGCAGGGAATTAAGCCATCTGCTATTATTCTGTTGTCTTTCTTTCATATATCTCCTATACTTAATTCACAGGACACTGCCATGTCCGAGTCTTAAGAGAGGAGTATTCTTAATGGAAAATTTGTTATTTAAACTTACCGAATATCAATATGAAATTCTAACGGCAATATTAGAATGTCCTGGGCAAAATCCTGGTGATTTCTTTTTCGATTTTCCGTCTATTGATGGATATGTAGAAATGTTTTTAAATGCAAATCTCGTATCCATAAACGAATCTGATGAAGTTTCTATCACTGAATTAGGCCGCGCTCATTTGGCTGAATTTGAGCTTCAACGAAAAATAGAAAAGGAACGAGAAGCAAAATATCAACAGCAAATAGATGCCATTACATCTATTGCAGAGACCGCCAAACAAAATGCATTATCTGCAGAGGCGGATTCAAAACTCTCTAAAACTATTTCTATTCTTTCTTTGATTGTTGCAACAGCCTCTGTCATGGTAGATATTTTTTTAAAATGATTCCACCAATGCCTAAAATAATTACAGCTATTCCCTGCAATATAACAGCTATTTGCAGGGATGATATTTTTTGTTCCTGGCAACGCTGTTTTTCTTTTTGCTTAGAAATCGCAGAATAGATCGCCCATCTCATTTCTTTACCTGTTACTCCATGCAGAATAGTTTTTAACTCTTCTGATTCTTCTAGCTGTTTTTCTTTTAACTGCTTATCTAGATTACTTTGGATTTCCTCTGCTAATTTTTCATCGGGCTGTATATCTTTCAATACTTTCGTCTTTCTCACCTCCTGGTTATTTAAATCCATTTTAATTGGATTTCTTAGGTAAAAAAATATAGTCAATTGGAATACCATATAATTTACTAAGTTCTCTTCCTTGCGACATTTTCGGTTCAGAAGTCCCTTTTTCCCAGCTAACGATAGTCTGTTTTCCAACATGCATATGTTTTGCGACCTCTTCTTGTGTCATTTCTGCATTAACTCGTGCTGAAGCTAAAGAAATTTGAAATGGTACTGCTTTACCTTCGTTCATCTTTGTCACGTCATCACCGCCTTTCTTTAATTTCTGTATTTATTATAAATCCATTTTAAATGGATGTCAATACTAAAATCAATTTATTTTTGACTTTTAGTTGCAAAAAATCAATTTTTATTGTACTATATTAATAACGAAGTGAGGTGATTTAATGTCAGATGAAAAGCAAAAGAAAATATTCTCTAAAAATCTATCTTTCTATTTAGAGAAATCAGGAAAAAGCCAAAAAGAGGTGGCTAAAGCTATTGGAGTTATTCCACAAACATTTAATACTTGGTGTACGGGACAATCCATTCCTAGAATGGGAAGCGTACAAGCTCTCGCTGATTATTTTGGAATTGGAAAATCTGATTTAATAGAAGAAAAATCCGATCAAGCCATTGAGCTAACTAAGAAAGATGAAAAAGATATCGCAAAACGATTAGAACAAACCCTTGATCAGTTAGAATCCGATCAAGATGGACTGATGTTCTCCGGAGAACCTTTAGATGATGAAACAAGAGAATTATTAAAAGCGAGTCTCCAAAACAGTATAACCATCGCAAAAATAAATGCTAAGCAAAAATTCACACCAAAGAAATACAGAAAATAAAGGAAGTGATTCATTGGATATTCGTAAAAAAACAAACTCACTAAAGAAAAGATATGGTACGGATAATCCTTTTGACATTGCTAAGTATTTAGGGATAAAGGTTATATTTGAACCATTGGGATCCATTAGTGGATACTACAATAAACAGCTTCGTATGAAGCAAATACATATAAATCATGATCTTTCTGATCACGATCAGCTATTTACATGTGCACATGAATTAGGTCATGCAATTATGCATCCTGATGCTAATACTCCATTTTTAAGAAAACGAACTGGACTTCTTGTAAGTAAAATGGAAATCGAAGCAGATAAGTTTGCAACTGAGCTTCTAATTGACGACGAAGTTTTTCTTGAATTTCAAGAATTTACTACCGATCAGATCGCGCATGCACTCGGATATAATGAAGAGTTGATTAAACTAAGATTAAAATAGCGATGACCTACTGCAATAAGCCACCGCTACCTCTAGTGTATAAAATATGTAAACTATACAAATTGATTATAACATATTTTTATATCAGGAGGAAAATTTATGAAAAAAAGATTTATATCATTAGGGATAATATTATCACTAATTTGTATTTTTTTAATTGCTTGTGCATCAAAAAAGGATGATACAGCTGATGATCCATATAAAGATTTCGAGCAAACAGAAAGTTCATATGGGATAAAATATAAAATTCCAAAATCATGGATCGCTGCCGATTCCAACTCAGATGATACATCCCTTTATTATAAGAATGAGCTCGGAGATAATGATGGATTATTGAGTGTAGTTTATCATAAATTCAATGGTAATGTACTGGATTCTAAAAATGTTGAAAAGGTAAAGGATAGTATTAAAAAATCTCAAGATTATAAAGATGATTTAAAAGGCGAATATGCACAAATAAATAGTATTGATGTAGAGAAGTTATATTATAATAAATCTATTGATGGAAAAACTTATAAAAATGAAATGCTCGTATTTCCTGTAAAAAGCGGATATTTTGTAGTTTGTGCAATGAGCTCGCCCGAAAATGATTATTCTTCGGAGTTTGATAAGATCTTTGAATCTATAGAAATCACATCTGCTTATGATACAACTGAAGCAACTACAGAAGAACCAACAACCACAGAGGTTACAACTGAAGCAACTACAGAAAAAACTACAGAGGCTTACGCGCCTACAACGGGAGAAGAAAATGCTCTAAATAAAGCTTTCGACTATCTTGATTATGATGCATTTTCTAAGTCCGGATTAATAAAACAGCTTAAATATGAGGGATTTACAACTAAAGAAGCCAAATATGCTGCAAATAATTGCAACGCTAATTGGAAAGATCAGGCCTACAAAAAAGCAACATCTTATTTAGAAAGTCAATCTTTTTCAAAATCTGGTCTCATAAAACAATTGGAATACGAAGGATTTACCAATAGTCAAGCTAAATACGGAGCAAATAAAGCTTATAAATAACAAAAAACCGCCCAGCTACCAACTGGACGGAATCTCAGAAGTTTATCAACCACTTTGCAGCATATGATATTACTTCTCCCTAGACAAGAGAATTATATCATACATCCTGCAAAAACACAATTTGATAAGGGTGTATTTTTTGTACCCTTTTTTAGGAAAGGAATGATGGTATATGACAAGAAGAAATCCAAACGGATATGGAAGTGTAACTAAATTGAAAGGCAACCGATCACGCCCATACGTTGTAAAAGTTACTACATATGATGAAGACGGACACGGAAGACAGGTCCCAGTGGACTATGCTGCTACTCGTGAAGAAGCAAACATCATTTTGGCCAAGTACAACGACAATCCGTGGAACATTGATCGTAACCGAGTGACGCTTGCAGATTTATATACGAGATGGCTTGAAATAAAAGGTCCCAAACTTGGAACCTCTCGTTTAAGCTCACTCAAATCAGCTTATAAACATTGTCAAAAACTCTACGGAATGAAATACAGACAAATAAAAGCTTATCAAATGCAAGAAACTATAGATAACTGTGAACGCAGTTATGCCACGCAAGCTCATATCAAAGTTCTATGGGGACATTTAGACAGTTTTGCGTTTGAATTAGATATCATAGATAAAATGTATTCACAATTAACGTCTGTAAGTGCCAAGCAGGAAGAGTCAAAACGCGCACCATTTACCGAAAAAGAAGTTGAAGCTCTATGGAAAATATCTGATCAAAAAAATGTTGATATTGTTTTAATCTATATTTATACGGGATTCCGATTAATGGAATTATTAGATATGACATGTGATCAAGTAAACCTAGAAGAACAATACTTTAAAGGTGGAAGTAAATCTGATTCTGGAAAAAACAGAATTGTTCCAATTCATCCTCGTATCATGCCGTTTGTAAAAAAACGGTTAGAGAAAAGTAATGAATATTTTTTAGAAAATGATGAAGGTTCCAAGTTTAAAAAATGGGATTTTTATGAAGAATGGAAGGTTGTTATTGCCTATATAACAAAGAAAAAGAAAACGCCTCATGAGGCAAGGCATACTTTTGAAACATTTTTGGATAATGCAGGCGGTAATAGAAAATGCATTGATATGCTGATGGGACATAAATCTAAAGATATCGGAAACAGAGTTTATAATCATAAAACAGTAAAACAATTAAGAGAGACAATTCTTTTGTTGAAATAATAATTTTATATTCAACAAGTAACAGATTAGTAACAAATAAATGAGAGAATGGCTTAAAATGGACATTCTCTCATGCTACAAAAATATATCCATATAAATAAGAAATAGCATTCCACATTTCCACTGCATGTTTGCAAAGATTTCTATTATTTTCTGTTAAATTTTCTGTAAATCTCTTATATGCATCCAAATGAAATTTTGTGTAATATATCACAGCATATAACTTGCCATCATCGTCTTTCGCCTCACAACCTGCCCGAGCATAAGGATTAACTTTCTCTCCATAACTGTATTTATTCGTTTCGAACCCAGGACTTACGCTTCCATAACATACAATCTTCCCATCAGAATCAGTTTCTAAATATAAATAATCACTATAATCTTTTCCGTAAAATGTATAAGCATATCCATCCCAATATGATGGTGTCGTTAATTTTGGTTCACCAAACATTTTCTTAACATCATCAATTTTCATATTTTTTGTTACCGTTTTCCCACCTACTGTGATCAATTTTCCATCAACAGATGCTTCCGCTTTTACTGGAATTGAAATTGTTGGAATACTTGATATGATCACTAGTGCTATTGCAATCATATTGGATATGATTCTTTTCCATCGTTTCTTCATATTTTTCTTGTCCTTAATCAT